GGTTTAGTAGTTGTTTCACCTTTGAACTTTTCTGAGTTATCCATAGGTTGAGGTGTTGTTTCACCTTTAAACTTTTCAGTTTGGTTTACCAACTTTGGGTCTGTTTGCCCTAAATATCTTTCTTCTAAACTCATTGGTTTAGTAGTTGTTTCACCTTTGAACTTTTCTGAGTTATCCATAGGTTGAGGTGAAGTTTCACCTTTAAACTTTTCTGATTGATTTACTTTTTGAGGATTTACACCTTCTTTATTAACTGTAGTAGTAGAACGTGGAATCTTAGGAGCTGATTCTGCCATTGAACTCAATGGTGTTTTATTTAAGTTCTTATTAACATCTACTCTCTCTTTAGATTCCAAAGGTGTACTCTTTGGCATTCTAAATTTAGATAAATCCGATTTCATATCTTTAAGTGCCATTAGCTAAAACTCCTCGCATTTTTAGATTGTCTACTTTGTACTCTACTAATTTGTTGTACTGCCTTACCATCTATTGTTAATACTATTGGTTGTGATTGTAAAACTGATGCCAACCTATCATAATCTATCATATCAGAATCACCACTATCTGATGATTCCCCATCTCCACCACCAAATAATGAACCTAACCCATCCAATACAGGAGCGATAGCTGCTAAACCGGCTATTGCTGCAAACACTGGTAGTGCTAATAATCCAGCTCCAGCCATAGACATTAAACCACCTGCTATACTAAATAATCCACCTGCAACTCCATATAATGGTGTTGTAACTGAACCCATTGTACTTAGTGATTCTGATAAAGTTTCTATTACACCACTTACTTCACTCAAATTTGTTGTGATTGTGGCTAATCCTTCACCAGCCATACCTAATTGAGGTCCTATCATAGCTAATTCAGTTATAGAATCTATAATACCACCACCAAAGAATGATGCTGCTGATGCAACTGCCATTGAGATTCCAAATGCAACCATACCAATTGATGCTAACATCAAAGCTGGTCCTAATAACATTAATGCACCAATATTTTCCAAAGATAATGCTCCCATCATAGTTACGAACCCTTCTGCTATAGCTCCAATGATTGGTGGAATTGCTCCCATTACTCCAACTATTACACCACCGAATGCTTCAATTGCTGGTGTTGCTATATTTAATGCGATTGCGAATGGAATCATAGCTAATCCCAATGCTCCTATTAATGCTATTCCTAAGAATGGTAATCCACTAGCGGCTGCCGTTCCTAATGCAGTTAATCCAACTCCTAATGCACCTAAACCAGCTGATGCTGGAATACCTAATAATGATATAGCGATTAAGAATGGAATGGATGCGATTGCTAATGCAGCTGCTACTGCAAATGCTCCTAATGCAAGTGAACCCATAAATGTGGATGCCATTGTATTTAATCCTACTGATAATGAAAATAAATTAGCTGATAACTGTCCTAATGGTGTTAATCCCATAAATAATAAGAATGGAATTGATGCTATAGATGGAATTGCTGCTATTCCGAATGCTGCAACTGCTAATGAACCCATAAAGGTAGATGACATACTATTAAGACCTGTCGCTAATCCACTAAAGTTTTCTTCTAATGCTTTTAGTTTAACTTTACCCATAAATAATAAGAATGGAATTGATGGAAGTGCTAAAATAAATGCAGGTCCTGCTAATGCTACTGCACCAATACCTGCGAATACTTTACCATCACCCATAGCTTTTAAACCTTCAGCTAATGATTTTAACCCACCTTCACTTCCTTGTGCTTGTGGTGCTACATCATCAGCGCCAGGAACTTCAGTTTGGACATCTCCACCACCACCCATACCAGGTATAATATTTTTTAAACCAGTACCTTTACCTTGCATCATATTCATAATAGCCATCTGAGCGATGAATGCTATAAGACCTGTAGTTGCTTCTTTGATACCACCCGGTATTCTTTCATATGTTTCTAATAATCCTTTAGCAGCTTGACCCATCACTCCGGCTTTTTCAAACTTAGCCATTTGTTCTTGCTTTCTAATTTGTTCTGCTAATGAATCTGCTGTCATACCAATTGATTCAGCATAAAGTTGTTGTCCTCTTGGACCTAAATCATTAAATTCTTCTGCTGTCATACCAGCTTTTTTCAGAGATTCACTAAGTGCATCAAAATTACCTGTTCTTTGGAATTCTAAAGCTGCAGCAGTCATACCCTGCATACCTGCTTTTTGTTGCTCTGTTAACTTATCATTTAGTAATACTCTAGCTTTTGCTTGAGCTTTCATAGTACCTTCAATATCCATCATACCTTCTGAGATAGATTTCATATCATTTAATGATAACCCTTGTTTATTAAGTTCTACTGTTTTTTGAGCTAAGAGTTTAATTTCTTCTTTGGTTGCACCAACCATCAATCTTTGCTGTGATGCTAAATCTTTGAATGTAACACTTGCCATTACACCAGCATCATTAGCCATCTCTTTAATTTCAGCAGTCATATCAACTGCACTACCATTTGCTTTTTCAAATGATTGAGATAACATTGCTGCTTGTTCACCACCTACACCCATCTGAGAAAGTTCAGCGGTTGAGTTTCTTAAATCATTTGTAATTCCTGCCGTTGTACCTAATGTAGTTGCTAAATCCTGTGTTGCTTGATTTAGTTGTTCAATACTGAATCTTGAGAACATAGCAGATGGTGCTAAGTTTTGAAATCCCATCTCTAATGCTTGAGCTGAACTTATACCTAATTCTTGATTTAGTTTTACAGCTTGTCCAATTGTATTTTCAAATGCTTTTCCAATACCTTCGGTTAATCCTTTGAATAGAGCCATAGCGGCACCTAATGCAGTACCTGCTTTTAACATATCACCCAATGTACCTAATGAACCCATAAGTTCATCTTTAGCACCTTTGGTTACTTCTTCTATTTCAGATTGAATTTCCTCTTCTGCTTTGAGTTTCTCTAAGATTTTTTGTTGAGTATCTAATCTATCAAAATAATGTGAATTTATATCTGTACCTTTAGCGATTGCCTCTGCTAAGAGTTTATCTTTTGCTTCTTGTATTGATTGAATTTGTTCTTCGGTACTTTTAGATTCTAATAATGCTTTTGTTAAATCTTTCTGAATACCTTTTGCATCGTTAGATATTTTGTATTTGGCCTTAGCCATATTGACAAGCTCGTTCTGAAGAGATTTCTCTTTTTCTTTGAGAGCAATTTCTTCACGCATCATTTTATTTAATGCACTCTGTTCTTGATTCTTTTTGCTTGCCATTGTAGTTTACCAATTGGTAGGTTTATCTACCCATTTTTCTTTTTTGTGCTGCAACTGCTCTAAATGCGTTTACTAGCTTCTGCATATCATCTTTATCTTTTCTAGTAGGTGCTGATTTTATTAAGTCATCTATGTCTTTTTTGACATTATCTAACTTATCCATAGCTTTACGTCTTTTGCTTTTGAACATATCAAAAAGACCTTCACTAACACCAACTTTGTTGAAGATTTCCTTTACAGTTGATAATTTTATTTTTGCCATAGTATTATATCCCTTTGTTCTTATATTCTATAAATATAGAAATACCCAACAAATCATCAAAAAATCTGTTGGGTATTAAATTATTATCTTCTTGATTTAGCTTTATTAGATTCTTTATCATATGCTTTCTTTTCTTCCTGCTTCCATTCTACTATTTTACCAATATAGAATTTACGAGCCCAAACAGGCATATTATAAACATCCGTAAAGTTAAATCCACCATTTCCGTGGAATATTAAATCAAAAATGTGAGAGTGTAAATGCTTTCTATAACTATGATTGAGGCCAAAAAAACCCTAAATCCATAGGCAGTAGCATATCTCTCCTTTCCCCGGTCTCTTCAGATATAAATTCATAACTTAAATCCATATCTGGAACAACTTTATTTATATGCGTTCTGAGAGCCCTTGAATCGGCCGCAAATAATTCGTTATCCACAAAATGGTTGATTGCTTTTTGTTCTGTTTCATCATCAACAGATACAATCGTATTTTTTAATCTGATAGTAAGTTGTTTATCAGTTCTATCTTTCATCTTTCTAGAAGCTCTTTTGGATTCTTCTAATTGATGTTTGATTTTTCTTTCCTTACTTTCAGTTAATGCTTGAAATGTAACTTTTCTTTGAGATTGTGGTAATTCAAACTCATATTCATTCTTATGAAGTTCTGTTTGACCTGAACCATCGTATTCACCTGCTTCAAATTGAGTTAAATCAATAACTTCTTTTTGTTTAATACCTGGTGAAGTTGGGTCATCAATTTCTACTTCATAATCTTTACCATATCCTAAGATTCTAGCCCCTATCATAATAGCGTTCTTATCACCCATTGTAAGGTCTACATACTTTACTGCAGTACCTTCACCATTTGATATAATAAGGGATTGAAATAATCTATCTAATACTGAACCATCTTTTATGTAAGATTGGGTAGTTAAGATATCTTCTTCTTTAGCAGTCATATACTTCATCTCTACCTTTCCAGTTGATAGAGGATTATCCTTTGGATATATAAGACCTTTAGAAGGTAAATCTACGATTTCTGTTGGAAATTTATAATCAGAAACCTTTTTTTGCTCGTATTGTTGTTTAGCGAGCTCCACCATATCCTCATTGGAAACTGGTGCTTTGTAATCATCTTGTAATTTTTCTTTACTCATAACGTTTCTCGTTTTAAAACTTATTTAATGTTGGTTAACCTTATATAAATATACAAATATAATTAATTAAACCAATTAAACGAAAAAACCCCTACTAACTTAATAGTAAGGGTTTCTAAATTTGTAATACTTAGTTTAATTTGATAATTAGTATTGTAATATTGCGTAATCGTATGCAAGTGTTAAATCTACAGTTGCGATATCTTCACCAGTATAGTCCATATCTGAGAACTTTGCTGTTTCGATAAATGCTCCTTTAAGTGTCCACTCTTCTACTTTATCACCTACAGGACCCAAACTGTTGAATGTGATATCTTTTTTGTAGAAATCAGAATAACCATCACGGCCTGTTACTGATTCATGGTGTAATCTTACCCATTCCATAGCTGCTTGTGCTGCTGAAGGAACTACCGGGTCGTATAGTGATATACTTAAACTACTCCACTCACTTCTACCTTTTACATATCTTCTAACATTAATATGGTCAATGGTAACTTTACCATTTGCTATTTCAGGTCTGTTGGCGGCTTTCACTAAGTACGCTGGAATTCCTTCTATGTACATAATGAATCTGTTTGACATCTTCGGTTCGAATGATGTAAACATTACTTCTGTTGGGTCTAATAATTGTGCCATTTTTTTTCCTCTGTTTCTAATTCTTTAATATAAATATAGTTTATTTCAAAAAATAGTTAGTTCCCCCAAAAATATTAGGGGAACTGAACCATTATTTATATACTATTCTGGAA